CGCCGGCCTCACGCAGCTAGGCCCGGACTTCGAGCCCCTCCCGATCGGCGCCGAGCTGCTCGAGCACTGGCGCCGGCGCCTGCCGGAGGGCGAGCGGAAGATCCTCGACCTCCTGGTGGCCGCGCATCCGGATCCCGTCGAGCGGGACGCCATCACAGAGGCGACGGGCTATGCGCGCTCGAGCCGGGACACCTACCTGCAGCGGCTCGGGGCGAAACGCCTGGTCGAGACGGAACGCCGCGGCCCGGTGCGGGCGAGCGAGCTACTCTTCGACGAGGGGGCGGCGTGAGCGAGGTCTCCGGCGTCACCGGCGAGCAGGTCCAGCGGCTCGTCCTCTTCCGCGAGATCGAGCAGCTGCTCGATGGGGGGTTCACCGGGCAGATCACGCTCCACTGCAACCAGGGCCAGATCCCTCGCTACACGATCGAGGAGACCCGCAAGCCTGGGGCCGAGCGTGTTGTATCCAAGCGCGAATGACGTAGATTAGCGGTCAGTAGGAGTCACCTGGGAGCACCAGCACTCCGATGTCCTGTAGCCGGGGCATCGGAGTCCTTTTTTTGTAGGAGGTCCGTGATCGCCACTCGGCCGCTGCGTCCATGCAGTCATCCAGGATGCCCCACCCTGGTGAGCCGAGGGTCCTGCCAAGATCACGCCCGGCAGCGGGAGCAGCGGCGCGGGCATGCCGCGAAGCGTGGGTATGGAACGCGGCACCAGAAGCAGCGCGTGATGATCCTCGCGCGCGATCCGATCTGTCGGGGCTGTGAGCGCGCGCCCAGTCTCGTGGATGATCATATCGTGCCGATCGCCTTGGGTGGATCTGCGACTGACGCACAGAACCAGCAGGGCCTCTGTCTGTCCTGCCATGGCTACAAGACGGCGAAGGAGCAGGCGGATCCCTGGTTCGGGCTGCGACTCGCTGAGGTCGGCGCGCGGCTCGGCGGGGAGCCGGCGCCCCATGGTTGGCGCTACATGCCGGCGCTCGGCGGCGAGGCGCCATGAGGATGGAGATGGGAGGGGCGGGTCAATTCTCTACGCGGTCGGCTCGCAAGACCGCGTCGGAGTCGACTTTTCCTCCGCTCGAAATTGGCCGCGTGATTTGCGGGGACATTTTTTAGTGGCGCGCGGCCGACTACGAAAACCACGAGGCCGGGCGCAGGGCCATCGGCCGCAAATCACCGAGGATGAGCGCGTCGCGCCCGGGCTCGAGATCCAGGTTCACCGCGGCGGCGGCGCCGATGTCGTGCCGTTGCCACCGGTCGGCCTCCTCGTCGAGACGCGGCGGCGGTGGATGACGTTTTGGCGCTCCGAGATGGCGCGCATCGTGGACGAAGACCGTGATCGCCCGGCACTCGAGCGGCTGTTCACCCTGTACGATGAGCGCGAACGCGCCTACCGCGCCTACCGGAAGCAGCGGTTGGTGAAGGGTTCGACGAAGCAGCCCGTGGTGAATCCGCTGTGGCGGCATGCGACGTCGACGCTCGATCCGGAGATCCGGCAGATCGAGGACCGTTTCGGTCTCACCCCGCGCTCGCGGGCACAGCTGGGCCTCGCGATCGGCGGATTGAAGAAGACGCTGGACGATCTCAACCGGGAGCTCGATGGCGACGACGACGGCGATGAAGCCAGCCAGGACCCGCGCCTCGCCCGCGGCTGATCCGCAGGCGCTCGCGCCCTCGCTTGGCGCACGCGTCTGCGCGTGGATCGAGCGATATCTCGTCCACGGCGAGGGCGATTATCTGGGGCAACCCTTCCGGCTGCGCCGCTGGCAGCGGGCGCTGATCTATCGAGCCTATGAGCTGAACGCCGATGGCTCGCGGCGCTACAGTCGCGTCCTCTGGGGTTTTCCCAAGGGGAACGGCAAGACGGAGCTCGCCGCGGCGGTGGCCTTGGCCGAGCTCGCCGGCCCCGTCTGCTTCGCGGGCTGGGATCCGCATGGGCGGCCGCGCGGGCGCGCGCGGACCTCGCCCGACATCCCGGTCGGCGCCGCCTCCTTCGAGCAGGCGGCGCTGCTCTTCGGCGCGGCGCGCAACATGGTCCGCGCGGGCCCCCTCACGGCATTCTGTGAGGTCTTCGATACCAAGATCTTACTGAAGGGCCGCCCGGGGCAGCTGTACCGCGTGGCCGCGATCGCGGGGTCGAACGATGGGAAGCGGCCCAGCTTCTTTGTGGCCGACGAAGTCCATGAATGGACGGGCAACAAGGAGCGCGTGTACCTGGTGCTGTCAAACGGCCGCGCGAAACGGAAGGACGCGTGGGAACTGGCGATCTCGACCGCCGGCTGGGATAGCCAGTCGCTCCTCGGGAAGCAGCACGCGCACGGTCAGCGCGTCCTCGCCGGCGAGGAACGCGACCCGAGCTTCCTGATGGAGTGGTTCGCCGCGACTGGCGAATGCGACCTGAATGATCCGATCGCGCTCGAAGCGGCGATCCGCGAGGCTAATCCCGCGATCGGCGACTTTCTCCCGCTCGCGAACGTGATGCAGCGCGCGCGAGAGATCCCGGAATTCGAGTTCCGCCGCTACCACTTGAATCAGTGGGTGTCCTCGCCGGCGCGGTGGTTGCCGTTCGGCACCTGGGAATCGCGGAAACTGGCGCGCGTGGTCGCGCCCGGCACGACGATCATGCTCGGCTTCGACGGCTCCTATGCGGGCGATTCGACCGCGCTCTGCGGGGCCACCCTCGAGCCCGTGCCGCACCTGTTCGTGCTGAACGCCTGGGAGAAGCCGGGGGCGGTCGCGGAGTGGCGGGTTGACATTCTCGATGTCGAGGCGGCGATCCGCTTGGCCGTCGGCCAGTACCAGGTGCGGCTGATCGGCTGCGATCCGTTCCGGTGGCAGCGGTCGATCGAGGTCCTGAAGGCAGCGGGACTCCCCGTCATCGAATGGCCATCGCATCAGGCGGCGCACATGGTGCCCGCCTGCGCCTCCTTCTACGAGGCAGCCACGAACGGGCAACTGACGCAGGACGGGGACGACCGTTTCGCCAAGCACGTGGCGAACTGCGTCGTGCGGATCGACAGCCGCGGCCCGCGAATCACGAAGGACCACAAGGATTCGGACCGCCGGATCGACATCGCCGTCGCCGCGGTGATCGCCCACGACCTGGTGGTCCGCGAGCGGAACGCGAACCTACCCTCGATCTACGAGCAACGCGGGGTGCTGACGCTGTGAGCCTCTGGAGCCGCGTGCGCGATCGCGTGCGAAGCGTCATCGGGCCCAACACGCCCGGGAGTCCGGCCGACTGGATGGTCCGGATGTTCGGCGGCCAGCCGGCGACTTCAGGCACCCAGGTCAACGAATCGAGCGCGCTCAGCTGGACCGCCCTGATGTGCGGCGTGCGGTTCCTGTCGGAGACCCTCGCCTCACTGCCCCTCCGGGTCTATCGCCACACGAATCCACGCGGGAAGGAGCAGCTCAGCGGACACCCGATTGCGCAGCTCGTGCGGGCCCCAAACGAGGAGCAAACCTGGTTCGAGTTCATTGAGCTCTCGCAGACGCACACCGTCCTCTGGGGCAATTCCTACGCGCAGATCATATGGAACGGCGCGGGCGAGCCGATCGCGCTCTGGCCATTGAACCCCGATCGCGTGACGCTGCGCCGGGATCTCAACGGCAAGCTCTACTATCAAGTCTCCTTGCCCGGCGATGACATCGGGTACGGAGCGGGAGAGTTCCGGCGCCTGCCCGCCGACGAGGTCCTCCACGTGCGCGGCCCATCGCGCTGGGGACTCCTGGGTGAGCGGATCGCCGCGGTCCACCGGGAGGCGATCGGTCTCGGCCTCGCCACAGAAGAATTTGCCGCGCGCTTCTTCGGCAGCGGCATGCATGCCGGCGGCATCCTCGAGCACCCGGGCAAGCTCTCGAAGGATGCCCAGGACCGGCTCAAGGAGTCGGTCGATCGCCAGGCGACCGGCCTCTCGCGCGCGCATCGCACGCTGCTCCTCGAAGAGGGCATGAAGTGGGTCTCGACGATGATCGATCCCGAGAAGGCCCAGTTCCTCGGGATCCGGCAGTTTCAGCTGGGCGAGGCCGCGCGCATCCTCCGGATCCCCCCGCACCTGCTCTACGACCTGTCGCGCGCCACGTTCACGAATATCGAGCATCAGAGCATCGACGTGGTGGTCTTCACGCTGCTGCCCTGGGCGCGGCGCTGGGAAGCGCGGCTCGACAAGCAGCTCGTGAGCGTCAAGATGCAGAACACGATCTACACGAAGTTCGCGCTCGAGGGATTGCTCCGCGGTGATACGCAAACGCGCTACGCCGCCTACACGCAGGCCCGGACGGCGGGCTGGCTGTCCGTGAATGACATCCGCGAGCTCGAGGACATGAACCCCGTCAAGGGCGGGGATGGCTACTTGCAGCCGCTCAACATGGGACCCTTGGGCGCGGTGCCGCCGCCGGCGCCGGCGGCTCTCCCGCCAGCGCTCGCACCGGCCGGCGCACTCAACGAGGGTGATCTGGGCGGTACAGTCGTCGCCTAGCACGAGGAGGAGTTCATATGCCCAACAAACCGAAGACCGCCGATGGCCAGCAGATCATCGAGGCGCTGCGCAAGAAGCTGCCCGAGCGGGAGCGGCGGGTCGTGCCGGCTGAGGCTGGCACCGTCGAACTGCGCGCGGCCGTTGATGGCGTGGGGCCGAAGATCGGAATGACGATTCCCTACGACACTGATTCCGTCGAGATGTACGGTTTCACGGAGCGGATCGCGCCGGGGGCCTTCGCGCGTAGCATCAAGAATGGGCGCAGCTCGCGGCGGAGCCAGGACGTCGTCGCCCTCTGGAGGGACGTCGTCGCCCTCTGGAACCATGATCCGAGCTGGGTCCTTGGGCGCCAGGCGAATGACAGCCTGACCTTCACCGACGGAGAGAAACAGCTCGATGCCGTGGTGACGCTCGATGGCGACGATGCCATGCATCGGCATTTCGCGCGCCGGATCGAACGCCGCGACGTCCAGGGATCCTCCTTCGGCTTCGAGACGGTCAAGGACCAGTGGGAATATCACGACGATGGGACCGTCACGCGCACGCTGATCGAGGTGAAGATGTTCGACATCTCGCCGGTCACCTATCCGGCCTATCCCGACAGCGGGGCCGAGCAGCGGTCGCTGATCGACGTGGCCACGATCCGGGCCGGCGTCGACCTGGGCGACTTGGCGGACCTGCTCGCTGCCGCGGTGGCTGGCAAGGTGCCGCTCGAGCGCCGCGCGGCGCTCGCTGGCTGGGTCGATCGGCTCGGCGGGTTTCTTCCGCCGATGCCAGCGCCGGCGATCGACTGGGGTCGTCGGCTCGCGCTGCGCGAGCGGCATCTCTAGGGCTTGCGCGATTCGGCCGCGCGCTATATCCATTGAGTTGTAGCGGTGGGAGTTGGACCCGGCCCGCTGATGCTCTGCGCACCCGCCTAGCGGCTCGCGCACCACGGCACCCGGAGAAGGTGAGAAGCTCGCAGTGTCTCTGCGACCTCACCTTCCCCGGGTGCTTTTTTTGTTCTCCTCTGGAGGATGGCCATGACCGCGAAGGAACTGCGACAGAAACTCGGTGAGATGGTGCATCAGTCCCGCGCCATCCTCGAGCGGGCCGAGACGGAGAAGCGCGCCCGGACGGGGGAGGAAGAGGCCGAGCTGAAGAAGTACGACGGCGAGATGGATCAGCTCGAGAAGGACATCGAGCGCGCCGACAAGCAGGAGAAGCGCGAACAGGTGCTCGCGCAGCCCGTCGGGCAGCCGGCCATCCGGCCGGCCGTCGGCGGCCCGGACGAGGATCAGGAGGTCGTGGAGAAGCGGTT